GGTATTCCAAATGAGTTGGTCGTGAAACACCTGGCGTCCAACGCGCTCGGATCGAACGATCTGAAGATGGTTCCCATGCTCGGGCGTTACGTGTTTGATATGTTCCAGGACATCAAGCGTGAACACAAACTTGAGAGTTACTCTCTGAACAATGTCTCAAAGACATTCCTCGGAGACCAGAAGATTGATATGCCTGTGAAGGAAATGTTTATTCGGTTTCGTGAAGGAGATGCTATCAAGCTCGGTGAGGTTGCAGAGTACTGTATCAAGGATACTGAGCTGCCGCACCGCATTTCTGAAAAGTTGTGTCTGATCCAAAACCTCATCGAGATGGCAAAGGCAACATGGGTTCCGTTGTCGTACCTAAGCGAACGTGGTCAGCAAATCAAGGTTTTTTCGCAGTTGGCTCGAAAGGCTCGTGAACTTGGGTTTATGATTCCAACCATGTATTCTAAAGCTACGAGTGACGATAAGTATCAAGGAGCAACTGTTCTCGATGCACAGACCGGTGCATACTATGGACCAATTACAGCGTTGGATTTTGCCTCTCTGTACCCGAGTATTATGCGTGCTCATAATCTGTGTTATTCAACTCTCGTTCTCGACCCCAAGTTTGCCAACATCCCAGGAATTGTGTATGAACAGTACGGACCTTACAAGTTTGCACAGGGAGTCCCCTCCCTGTTACCCGCTATTCTGAATGAACTCGCAGCGTTTCGAAAAAAGGCAAAGAAGCTCATGGCGGCTGCAGAAGGGACTCCGATGGAGGCGGTGTACAACGGTCAACAGCTTGCGTACAAGATTTCTATGAATTCAATTTATGGATTTACAGGGGCGTCAAAGGGTATGCTTCCGTGCGTCGCCATTGCATCAACAGTGACAATGCGAGGACGACAAATGATTGAAGAGACGAAGAATTATGTCGAAGAGCATTTTCCAGGTGCAAAGGTGAGGTATGGTGATTCAGTTATGCCAGGAACACCTGTTCTCGTGCGACGAGACGGACATGTCTCTGTTGAGACTATCGAGTCTCTTGGAAAGACATGGATTGGTTATCCAGGGTTTCTCAAGGATGGAACTGACAAGGAACAATGTGACACTGACTCGTTTGAATCGTGGACTCATGAAGGATGGAAGCCTATCAAGCGCGTGATTAGACATAAGTGCTCCAAGAAAATTTACCGAGTGTTGACTCATACAGGTCTCGTTGACGTGACTGAGGATCATTCACTTTTGAGTCCATCCATCGAACTTTTGAAGCCCAAAGACATTGAGATTGGGCAGAAGTTGTATCACGCCTTTCCAGAAAATTTAAATTTTAACGAACTTTGCTCTGATGAAGAAGCTTTTATTCTCGGTATGTTTGTTGGAGATGGATCATGTGGAATGTATGAATGTCCAACTGGGAGAAAGGCGACATGGGCAATTAATAACAAGGATCTTGTACTTCTCGAGAAATGTAAACGGTACTGTGAAATAATTCATCCCACATATGAATTTGTTATAATGAACACAGTTGAAAGTTCTGGTGTGTACAAATTGTCTTCTCGTTGTGGTTCTGTTATAGAACTCGTAAAGGCTTATCGAACTGCTTGTTACGATGGTCACTCCAAGAAAGTACCTAGAAAAGCTTTTGGAAATCCTCGTTCTTTTCTAGATGGTCTATGGGCATCTGATGGATGCAGAAAAGATAATGAAGTTGGTGGGTGTCATCGCATTGATACGAAGAATCATGTGACTGCTCAATGGTACTACGTATTTTTGAGGGTTATGAATTTTAATGTATCTCTAAACACTCGTTCAGATAAGACTGATATATTTCGTTTGACATGGTCTATGTCTCAGTATAGAAAAGATCCAAATGCGATCAAAAAGATACAAGTATTACACGAGTCGTATGATGGGTACGTCTATGATCTCGAAACCGAGGCTGGTACATTCCAGGCTGGTGTTGGACAAATGATTGTCAAGAACACGGACTCTGTGATGGTTGAGTTTGACGTCCAAGGACGTAAGGGACAAGCTGCAATTGATTACTCATGGGAACAAGGTGAATTGGCATCGGAACAATGTTCAAAATTGTTCAAAGCTCCAAATGACTTGGAGCTCGAAAAGGTGTATTGTCCGTATTTTTTGTACAGCAAAAAACGCTACGCAGCCAAGATGTACGAAAAAAAAGGAGACGCAGTGGTGTTCAAAAAGATTGATGTCAAAGGTTTGCAGGTTGTTCGACGCGATACGTGTATGTACGTCCGCGGCGTCCTGAAACATCTTCTTGATCTCGTACTGAACTCTGAGGATCCTCGACCAGCTATTGAGTATGCTCGTGATTCAGCGCGTAAACTTCTCAAAGGCAAGGTGGACTTGAAGGAGCTCACAATGTCAAAACAACTTGGATCGGACTACAAGACGCGTGTACCTCACGTTGAGGTTCGAGACAAGATTAAGAAGCGTGCACCGGGTTCAGAGCCTCAGAATGGAGACCGGGTCGCGTTTTTGATTACAAAGGTACCGGGTTTATTGTGTGACAAGGCTGAGGATCCGTCATGGGTCGCAGACAATAAGATTCCACTGGACTACGTGTATTACTTTGAACACCAACTTGTCAAGCCTGTGTGTGATCTTTTAGAGCCATTGGTAGGTGCTAATCCGTTTCAGACTATTTTCAAGTCTGTGGATTACTTGACGACACCATTGATTTCAACGTATTTTACACCTAAACCGAAAACACCCTAAGAAACCATGGAACAACAGATTGCTCAGCTTATTGAGAATGAGGTTGAGCGCCGAGTGCTTGAGCGCATGTCAACAGCTCTTGAAAAGATCAGTCGTACGTTTGACATTTCTTTGCAACAGTTGTTACGAACAGCAAGTGAAAACACAACGAGCGCCTGGAATGGCAACGTCTGTCACGGACTCAGCAAGGCGTCAAAACAAAAGTGTAAGCGCGGTGTGAAAGATGGGTCTGGATATTGTCATTGTCACAAGGATCAAAAACCGGTTCAACGTGTGATTGTACCTGCGAGAGCACAATTGGCGCTCATGGCTCCTGTACCTGTACATACACACTCACTACCTCCTATGTTTCTTGCTGGTTGTCCAGCATGTGAACGTGGAAAAAACTCTCGAATAGATATATAATGGCTGGTGGACTCTTCCCAGGTCGTCCGTTCGAGTTTAACGTCAAGTGTATCGTTTTTTCATTGATCATGTCGCTTGGATACTGGTATTCACCGCATAGAAATTTATGGATCCTCGCGTTTCTGATTTGGTTCCCGTACATTGCTCTGGCGTGGTATGACTGGAGCTACAACTGCGAAAACAAGCTGCAGCCAACGGCTGTTCCATTCGGGCGTTACATTTGGCTGCCATTTAAGCCTCCAGGGTACAAACAGGCTTTTGATGACCTTCCACCTGAGAAGATTGCCATTATGGACCGGGTCGATCATCTCGCGGGGTGGACCCTGGTTGCGGCTGCAGCGACATGGTATCTGCTTAAAAATAAACGCGCATAGTTGTTCATGGCGACAAGGAGTGATCTCCTTCTCGATGCACTCCGGCGATTTTTCGAAGTTCCGGAGCATGCCCAACAACTCAAGGATATCCTCGAACACAGACGCGGAGTGTCTCTCAGGAACCTAGAGTGGTTCGTGACAAACTATTCTCGTCAGACGAACGTGACGTATATGACACCGACGGGGCGTCAGTTTACGGTCCATGTGGCATACAAGTCATCTCTGGACGGCTATTCGAAAAAGTTTTTTGATCCATTTTGTCGTACGGAGCGGATCGAGTTTCAAGGATTTACCACAACGGTTGCGCAACTGAATTTCATTCGCTGGTGCATCGTGAATGGAATTGTTGACTACATCACTGAGAAAGGAGTGTTGCAAATCCGCCGGAAATTTGCAGAGGAACATATCCATAATAGTAAAGATACATTGTGTAAGACTTTTCAATCTGAGGAGCCAATGTTGGATCAAAAATTAAATCAAGATGCGTCGTCTGTGAATTGAGTTTTCTGAAATCAATGTATCCTTCTTGATTGTACTCTTTTGGATTGTCACCGAAGCAATACATGTATATACTCTTTGTAGGGACTGAAAGCTTGTGATCAAGGGCTTGTTTGTAACTGTAATACAGCGCACCTGGAAAATTTGAAAGTACATTCTGGTTATTCAAGTACAACGTCCCTTGTTTAATAATATCCAAAAAGTTAATTGTAACTCCATTAAAGAACGTTACAGGTACAGCAGCTGGAATGTAATCCGTGCTGTACCCGTATTGATACCTAGACTTGTAAAATGCAGAATTTTTTTCATCTTCGTAGTTTTGATTGCGTACAAACCATGTAATCATAGACACTGGAAAATTTGCAGTCAAATTCATAACAGCCTTTCCATTCACGTAGGGTTGTCCAGCCTCAGCCCATACATGATTAATCTTATATGTTAACTTTTGACTTTGGTAATACATACGTTCTTGTGGACTAAGTGTCACCTCTTCAATAAGAACTTTTGGTTCGATGAGGTCGATTGGATACCCGAGAGCGTTTGAAGGTGCGTTGGTGATCCATGTTGTGTCGTGGAATGTAAATCGAATGGTGACAATTTGTTGCAGAATTGCACATAAAGGGAAGAATGGTTTCTCGATCCTCTCACGTCCAACCTTGCGATAGCTATGTCTTCGACAAAAGAAGAACTCAAGGGGAATCATCATCTTCACAGTATCAGTTGCAGGTACAACATTTGATTCACTTTGACCAAGACTTGTTGCTTGGTACATGGCAAGTTTCTCATCCGCGTCAAGAAATAGCTGATCGCGTAGGACATACCAATCATCAGTCAACGTTTCAATTGGTTGACCATCAATAAGAAATTCAACCTTTTTGAGAATTGCACGCCCGACGAGAGGTGTGTAATTGTACCCTTCAGGTAAGGCGGGAAGAGACACGGACAAGTACATATTAGCCAACAAGTCACCAGAATCTCGTGGGTAAATATTCACTGAAAATGTTCGCGTCGAATTAAGAAATTTTTCATTTCCAGATTTGAGTGGAAGCAAGAATCGTTGTGTAATTGCAAATGGTGTATGTTGAAGGATAGTTGGCATCCAACGAGACTCTCCACCATACATGTATTTTTCTTGTGGACCAATTGCAGCAAGTGCAGTCAGTGCACCTGTACCAAAACCACGCCCGTTCATTTCAATGAACGCTTCACGCGGTGCAGGTGCATCTGTCCATACATTCGAATTTAGGTCACGAAGTTCTGCAGCTTGTCCCTTTATCGCAGTGGCATCGAATATTTTTGGGTCGTACATTGAGTAGTACTGGCTCTCAATCTTCGCATGTGGACGAGTGAATGTCATGAGGACATTTGATCCTGGAACAGGTAACGTTTGCTGTTGATCCACAATGACATCAATCTTAAAGAGATACTTTTGTCGTTTTGTTTTAGTATCAGTAAGAACATTTGATGTCCCTGGTTTGAATTCAATTTTTTGAA